ATGATAAAAGTCCTTGTTTTCTTTAATGCTGAATCCTGTAAAGTCATGACTGTTCTGGAAGGTATATCCTCTATCAGGCAGGAATATCCGAACGGTGAAGAAACGCATCTTCGGATTATGTCTGCAGGCTTTCCTTCCTTAACTAGCGTTCATGGTATTGTTTACGTAGCTTCTGACAGGGAGTTAACGTCACAGGAGATACTTGATGCTGCAAGGAAATATTTATAGCTTTTTTCTATGCTCTCTGCTTCACGTTTGATTGCATTCTTACCATATTTATCAGAAGCGAACAAAAAATGAGTTAAAAATATTTACGGCCTGCTAACAGCAGGCTTTTTTTCATATTCAACATTTTAATACCTACACTGACATGAGAGAAATATTCTTTGTTATCTGATTAAATGCCGATATCTCTCTCACCCTCTTCATGCTATCTTGCCTTTTATGATGAATCCTTCTGAGCGGCAGGGCTAATTAACCTGATGACTTCTATGCTGGAATGTTCATCATGCACGACTGAAGCAGCGAGTCATGGGAGGTTACCCAAAGACTTACCGGGAGGCACCCGGCATCATATATAAGCCCCTGCATATTGCTGCAGGGGATTTTTTACAGGAAATTTCATGCTTCTGATCACTAAAAGTGATTATCGAACAATTGTTATTTATTTCCGCTTTTAGCACATAGCAATCCTAAAAACAGTAGCCACCGTCATGGGGTGTCGGGGGTCGGAGGTTCAAATCCTCTCGTGCCGACCCAAAATCCTCTAAGAACCAGCCTGTTACGGCTGGTTTTTTTATGCCTGTTTTCTGTACGGGGAAACTCCGGGGAATTATTGGGGTGAAACTATCGACAGATCACCAGCCAACTACGATCTATCGGATTGTAATATCCTCTTGAGTAGCAAGCACGATAATTGCCAGGAACCTTTTCTCTATACAGTTGTCTGACAATAGAATTCATCTGACATTAAGAAGCCCTATGATTACTAGTCTCTCATTAGTATTTGCCGTGATTACCACTCTGTGCATCATGTTGTTCGCTGCGGTAAAAGTAGGGGTTGGTTTGTCTAACAATCCAGACAGAAATGATAATTAACCTCAACCACGTAACCCCACTTCATACTTCACTTAACAGTGATGTGCTCACATCACCGGGCAATCGTCGAACTCTCCATTCCTGGCATCATTAATGATGTACGTGATCACCCCGAATATAGCGGGTGCAGAACTGTAACCGCCATCATCTACTGGCAGCGCCTCCATTCCCCCGTTCTCCAGATTAACAAGGTGGGGCTGGGGATGAGTTCGGTATCGCTTGCTCCTGAATTCCCCATCTATCGCGCATATCAGCAGCGAGCCATCACAGGCTGAAAGCGACGCGTCCACAACAAGCAGCGCCCCCTGGATTATCCCTTCCCTGAAATGTGAACGCGATGCCCGCATGAAATAAGTCGCTGCGGGCTGGCTGATTAACTGCTGATCGAGGGAGATTCGTGTTTCAACATAATCTGCCGCAGGTGAAGGAAAGCCCATGTTTACGCCCTCTCTTGAATACCGAATAAAAACACATTATAAATACTGTATATACATCCAGTAAAGGAGGAATAATCAATGTTCGTGGAACTCGTTTATGACAAAAGGAATTTTGATGGTCTGCCCGGTGCAAAAGATATCATTCTGGGCGAATTGAGAAAGAGAGTGCACCGGATCTTCCCCGATGCTGATGTTCGGGTTAAACCGATGATGACACTGTCGGCGATCAACACCGACGCCAGCAAGCATGAGAAAGAACAGATAAGCCGTACTGTTCAGGAAATGTTTGAAGAGGCTGATATATGGCTGGTTTCAGATTACACGCCCTGAACCGTCATATTGCTTAAGTACAATCCACCGTGACTGGCAATCATTCAATACTCGCAATATCGAACGTTCACCAGTTTGCCAGCCACTTTGTGCTCGCTCTGTCTGCCCGTATCCCGGTTAGCGTGGCATGGACAGGCCACAAAAAAAAGGCCCCTGCACATGCAGAGGCCTTTCTCTATACAAATTAAAGACAGGATTTTATACCTGCTATTCTTTTATTCTTTCCATCCATGACGTCAAGAGCCCCCCGTAACGAATAATAATTTATAATAGTAACTCCATTATCCGTGTAAACATCTACATTATCGCCGGTTGCCAGCACACTGTAATATTTACCAGTTTTTTGGGGTATGATTTGAGTCAACAGAGGTTCACGTTGCCATGCAGAGAGTATGCATACCTGCGTATCGTCAGCACTTTTCGTCGTAGTAAACGACGCCAAAATATTCTGGTCCTCACGGTAATTGTATGGATTTACGCATCCCGAAAGGCTGAGCACCGACAAAAGAAAAATTATCCGTTTCATTTAATAATCTCCATTAACTTATTTGTTAAATACTAACAGAATGAAGCATTAATACACTATCGGATAACGCCCTCTGCCGAACAACTTCACTGCTCCATACATCAACATACGCTTCCACTTAGGCACACCCAGCACCGTCATCCCATCAAGGAATATCCGGTCAGCTTCAGCCTTTGTGCGCAATGCATTGTCGTAAAGGTAATCGTGAATAATGGCGGCTTTGGCATACTTCCCGTCAGGAGGCAACAATATCCACAGAATGCGCGGGACGCTGGCAAGGTCCGTCACGAAGCCTGCAGGTACCTCAATCACATCATTGCTATTGTCAGACAGATAAAACGAAAATGGCGCGTATACGCGCCATCGGTAGTGATCCAGCATTTCCAGTATTGCTGGCGTGGTAAAGCGACTCATTATGCCCCCTCCGGCCATCCTGGCTGGTAAGCAATTATGGCGCTCATATCTGTCAGCTTTGTCACCTCTTCTTTCATCTGTCGCTGCCGTTCGTGAATTCTGAAGCCGTGCATTACCATTGCCTGCACCATCGCTGCCTCCAGCTGTTGCAGGAACGCAAAATTCACCGGAACATCGTGGTTATCTGCATCCGTCCAGAAGAATCCCACAGGTAACTTTCCTGCACTGGCAGCCATAACCACGGGCGCAAGACGCTCCTGCGACGCTTTGCCTCCATCCCACCGGCGATTGTCCAGTTCAAAAATAATGTTGGCGTTTTCCTGAACGTCCCGCCAGTTGCTGATTTCAGCCAGTTTCTGGTTACGTAAATCCTCCACCATCTTGTCAGTCACAATATAAGGGGCGACAGGTCCATACTTTCCTGATTCAAGCTCGCTGTAGATACGGCGTCCATGCTCCTCAAAATCATTCGGGCATGCAGTGAACGGCAGAAACTCATCAAACTCTGCAAATTTAACCCTGCAGTTAATCGCTGTATGTTCTTTATTCGCCCACTCAGGAGCCTGAATGCCCTCAATATTCATATAATCTCCTTTTATGAAATTCGCTGAAAAAGACCTGCATAGAAATCCAAAATAGACCCAGCCAGACCTTCAGAAGAATTGGTTGCAATCCCACACGAACGCCATGTACCCGGCAAAGTAAATTTGCCATTACGACTCATAATACAAAACGACGCTTTACCATCTCTGTTGCTGATAATTCCACACGCTATTAAACTTCCCCCCGAATAACTTGTACCTGGATTAGTACCTACCCCTCCAGGCGATGGCATATATGCCAGCGCAAATGTACCTACAGCATAAAGTGCACCCGCTGGTGCGCCTGCTGGTCCCTGCGGCCCTTGCGGTCCAGTAGCGCCTGTTGCTCCCTTTGCGCCTGCAGGTCCCTGTGGTCCAGTTAACCCGGTATCCCCTTTATCTCCCTTATCCCCTTTTGCGCCTGCCGGTCCCTGCGGTCCTACAGGGCCTATTGGTCCTGTTGCCCCCGTTAGCCCGGTGTCTCCCTTGTCACCCTTTTCGCCTTTTGCACCTGCCGGTCCCTGCGGACCTGCAGGGCCAGTTGGTCCTGTTGCCCCCGTTAGCCCGGTGTCTCCCTTGCCACCCTTTTCGCCTTTTGCACCTGCCGGTCCCTGCGGACCTGCAGGGCCAGTTGGTCCTGTTGCCCCCGTTAACCCCGTGTCTCCCTTGTCCCCCTTTTCACCTTTTGCACCTGCTGGCCCCTGCGGACCTGGCGGACCACTGAGGTCTTCACTTTCCTGTATCTCTTTAATGGTATCAGCGGCGGCTTTTGAGGCTGCACTTCTGGCCTGTTCAGCAAGAAGCTGTGCCTCATCCCTTGCCTGTCCACTTTCTTTTTCACTGGCAGCAGCAGCCTGTGCACTGTTCCGGGCATTCAGGGCGTCTTCCTGAGCTTCATCGCGCAGCGTCAGGGCCTCATCTCTGGCCTGTTCTGCGCGGGTGGCGCTCTCAGCTGCTTGATTTTTCTGGTTCTCAGCCGTTTTGGCTGACTGCAGGGCTGATGCTTCACTTGCTGATGCCGCAGTCTCTGATTTAGCGGCCTTGTCGCTGGATTCCCTGGCATGCAGTTCACTTATCGCTGCAGCTGCAGCGCTGTTATCCCCCTGTTCTGCAGCCTGTGTAGCCGTGAGGGCGCTTTCACGCACTGAGGTTTCAGATGCGGCTGCATTACCGGCATGCTCACCCGCTGTTTGTGCTGATGCAGCTGCACTTCCGGCACTCCCTGCTGCAGACTGTGCCGAAGCGCCTGCCTCCTGCTGCGCTTTCTGTGCCGCATCAGCGGCGATCTTTGCCTTTTCGGCCTGTTCCGTCGCTGTCTGTGCCGACTTTGCCGCACTGTCAGCATCTGCACTGCTGGCCAGAACGTTCTGCGCGGTCTGTCGGGCATTAACTGCAGCAGACCGGGCAGAATCATCAGCAGCACCCGCAGAGAGTGCCGCCTGGTGCTGTGACTCTGCCGCAGCCGTTGCAGACAACGCTGTCGCGTCTTTACTCTGTTCCGCTGACTGTGCGGCCTGTTCGACTCGTTCCCTATCCTTCTCTGTTGCACCGCTCAAATCCACTACGCGGTTTACCATTTCCTCAAAACGTTTCATCACCTCCGGACGAAGGTCCGCGTCCTTTGGCGCATCGAGAAACGCATTCAGGGTATCCGGCGTATCGGTCGGGGCCACGTAAATATCGCCAGCCACTGAGGGAGGAAAACCTTCCCGCTGCAGTGACACACTGTAATAACCCGGTTCAGCCTCAATGCTGTAATAGCCGTTCGCGTCCGTAACAGAGGATGACATAACCTCCACAACAACGGTCGCGCTGGTTTTCTTCGCATTCAGTTGGATGATGCAGTCCTGTACCGGTTTCCCCGCCCCGTCTTTTAATACGCCAGAGATAAGTACTGCCATAATTCCTCCATACAAAAAAAGCCCGAATGAGTGCTCATTTTGGGATTCAGTCATCAGTAAATGCTGATGCCTGTGCTGTTCTTCTTCACCACCATGACCAGCAGGTTACTGATAAAAGCAGGAGTATCACCGCCGCCACCATTACCCTTGCTTGAAACCGTAAAGCTCATGGTCACATTTCCAGCTCCGGCAGGCATATCAATGACCGTACTGAATGATTTCGTTGGAATTGCGGGATATGCGTTGTATATCTCTCTGCCGTTGTGCTTCACAACAAGCCCACAATCTGTCCACCGGTCATTACTTGTGGCTGATTGCCCACTTGCTCCTGCAAAAGTGATGGGTGGAATAATTATCTGCCGATCAAAATCGTGATCATCCTGTATCTGGACCGTGAGGGTTCCATTCGGAAAACCCGGAATTCCGGGGAAAGCCCGCCCAACTGCTTTAACGATATCGCCGACAATCTTCTCTGCCCGCATCGTCCCCTTTATGGTGCAGTTTTCCTCAATCGTCACATTGTTGAGAGCACCAGAGTTCGCACTGATATGGCCGCTGATATCCGCATTACGGGCGGTCAGTTTGCCGTCAGGCGTCAGCGTAAAGGTCGGTGGGTTACCGCCACTGGTGATAGTGGGAGCCGTCAGATATTTGAGGAACACCTCGTTCATAAATATCTGGTTACCCTGAGCCACAAACATCGGGGTCTCATTGCCGTTTGCCGGGTCGATAAACGCGATACGATTTGCTGCCACCAGGAACTGGCTTACCTTCCCTTCTTCAGTGTCCTCCATGCTCAGGCCCAGACCAGCCACATAGTGCTTCCCGTCTTTGGTCTGCTCTATCTTCACACCCCACATGGCATTCCATTTGCCGTTCGCGTCCTGCCATTCTTCCGAAAACTCATCCAGCCGGCTGGCGTTGTCTTCCGTCAGCTCCACCTTCTCCAGCAGCTCTTTCCCCAGGTGGCTTTCGGTGATTTCCCCTTTGAAGAAATCCAGGTAACCCGCCGCATCGTTGCTGGCCTGCCCTTTAGCCTCCACGAACGCCGATTTCCCGACCTGGTTCACGGCCCGGATATAAAAGTAATAATCCTTGCCGGGTTTGATATTCGCGTTTGCTGCAATCCAGTACAGCGCGGTGCCGAGATAACGCGCATCGGTTTCCACCTGGCGGATATCGGCAATCTGCGTAACCGTAAACCAGAATTCATACTGCACCGTGGGGTCATATACTGCCTGGCGCGGGGTGGCGGTTATCTGAAAATAGCCGGGAGTCAGTTCAACATAAGACGGTACTGCGGGTACGGCGATGCTGAAATCCGTGCTGGCGGGGTCGCCCTGCTGGCCCTGGCTGTTCACTGCCCGGACCGTCAGGGTGTAACGCCCCGGCGTCAGGTTGCGGAAGGTGTGCTCCGTTTCGCTCAGAGTCAGGCTGCTGGCCAGACGGTCGCTGTTATCTTCCGCTTTCACCGTCAGGCGCAGGGAGAAGTTAACCCCCTTCACCACACGCGGAGTTGACCATCGCGCCCGCGCCTGATACTGCCCGTCCTCCGCCAGAATCTCTGTGGTCAGGTGCTGCACGGCAGGCGGCGTATTCGTTATACCGGTGTCCGGTAACGGATCAAACGTCGCCCCGTTGTCCACGATGGATCCTTTCTCCGGAACATGCTGTACGGCGGTAATGGCATACGTGCCGTCATCGTTTTCCCGTATGGCCACGCAGCGAAACAGCCGCTGGCGCAGGTCCGGCAGTTTCAGCCCCCACACACTGTACTCCGCCACGCCATCGGGTAACTGGCTGACGGTGACGCGGTCCGGGGCGGGGTGCGCGGTGACCGCGACGGTAACAGGCTGGCCATTGCTGCCCACCAGGTTCAGCACCACATTGCCGCCTGCCGGTATCTCCACCTCACGGTCCAGCGTGAGCGTGCGCGTAAGGCTGTCGACCGACAGGATGCGTCCGCCCACGGTCACGCCAGCATAATCACTGTCGCAGACCTCAATGATATCGCCGGGAACATGTCGCAGCCCCTCAGCCCCTACGGAAAAATCCACCGTCTGCGTTTCCAGCAATTCGGTGGTGATGGCCCATAGTCCGGCGCGGTGCGCCTGCCCACGGCTGGTACAGGCGAACGCATCCATCTTCAGAACGTTGCGACCGTAGCGCCGGATGGCAGCATCGTTTTCCACCAGTTCGGTGGATGTTTCCCAGCCGTTGTTCGGGTCGGTGTAACGCACCTCGGCGGCATTGTGGCGCTCTTTCAGGGCGCTGAAGCTGTAGATGAACGGCGCACCGTCAGCGGGCATCACCACATTACTCTGCGTATAGGTCCAGACTTTATCGGCGGGCCGGTCCTGCACAAAGGTCAGTTTACTGCCGTTCCACACCGGCATGCAGCGCATCAGGGAGCAGAAGTCCCCCAGCACGTCCCAGGCTTTACGCTGGTCCGTCAGATACGCATTGCAGGTGATACGTGGCTCTGTCCCGCCAAAACCGTCAGGAACAGGCTGATCGCAGTACTGTGCAATGGCATACAGCGCCCACTTGTCCACATCCGCAACACCAATGCGGCTTCCCATGCCATAGCGCGGGTGAGTCAGCATATCCAGCACACACCAGGCCGGATTATCTGTCCAGGCGGGTTTAAACGTCCCGTCCCAGAGTCCCGTATAGATCCGTTTTAACGGGTCGTAGTTCGACGGCACCGGCACAATACGCCCGCGCAGGAGATAGTTTCGCGTGACCTGCTGGCTGCCAAACTGCTCCGCATCCACTTTTACGCCGATAACAGCGGTATTCGGGTAACGTTGTTTCACATCGATGATTTCGGTATAGCCCGACCACACCGTTTTGTTCTGCAGCAGGTCTGTCGTGCTGTCATCAGTGAGGCGCAGCATGCGGACTTCAAACGGTCGGGGCGGTAAATCATCAATCACCACAGATGCCAGAAACTGCGTGGTCGTTTTCCCCGTAATGGTGATATCCCGCTCCACCTGCCACTGGCCATCCCGGCGAAACTGGATCAGCATCTGTACACTGGTCGGGTTGCGGTCGCCTTTGGTACTGGTGCTGACCAGCGACTGCACACCAAAGGTAAAGCGCAGACGGTCCAGCGTTTTAGTGGTAATGGTGCGGGTCACCGGCTCTGACTTCTTCACCTCCACGCCCAGCAGGGTTTCAGCACCGGAGTCTTCGAACCCCTCCATCGCGGTCTGCTCATCCTCCCCCACGCGGTAAACCACGGTGACACCGTGAACCATCGCGTTACCGTCGCTGTCGAGGACCGGCGTTTTGTTAATTCTGACGCTTTTCAGCCCGTCCACGGGGCCTTCTATCGGCCCCTCGCAGATGGCATCAACAACGGTCAGCATCTGGCTGGATTTCAGGTCGTCAGGAGCCTCATGCGGCGTTTTACTGCTGCCACCACCCTTACCCATAATCTGTTCCTTCTGAAACGACAAAACCGCCCGGAGGCGGTTCTATGTAAATACAAATATGCTGCAGTAAGTCAGCGACCGATGATCACCACCTGCCCCCCGCCACCTTCATCCCGTGTGCTGATTTCCTGGGAGATCGTGCGGGAGCCGACCAGCATTTCACCGTACAACACCGGCAGGGCATTGCCCTGCGCCACCATGTTATCCAGCGACGAAAACCAGGTGTTCTGTTTGCCGTTATCGGTCTGCCGGGACGAGGGGATTTTTGCCTGCGGCGTCAGCATCTGCGCCACACCACCCAACATCATGGCTGCCCCCATAGAAAACAGGACTGAAGATGCCGAAATAGCACCGGCAGATAACGCGGATCCCCACAGAGCGAGGCTTCCCCCTGCCGTAAAAAAGGACGCGGCTATTGCCACGGCCCCCAGTACCACCTGGAACAGACCACCGGATTTCGCCCCGGCCATGCGTGGGACTATATGAATAATGGCACCGTCCGGCAGTGGCTCGTGCAGACGGGCTGACAGGCTGGTTTCATTCACATCCTGACCGGCGATGCGTATCTGATACCAGCCATCATTCATTTTCTGCCGGAAGCCCGGTATCTGCATGGCCAGCGCGTAAATGGCCTCGGCCCCTGTTTTTATACTGAGGCTGAAGCGGCGGCCAAATCGTTGTAAATCCCCGTGAAGGCAGACTCTTGCCATGCCCGGTGTCGCCATATTGAGTGTGTGCGGCGTTGCCATTTTTCAGAATACCTCTCGCGTTTACTGAGCTGGTCAGGAATATGGTGCAACAGTTCGCCGTCGCCGCAGTAAATCGCGGCATGGTTGGCAACCGATGAACCAAAACAACAAATCAGAATGTCTCCGGGCTGGGCCTCTGCGGCATTCACCCGGTAAAAGCCGGTCGCCTCCAGATTATCCAGATACAGATTATCTCCCTGCTTCCACCAGTCCTCCCTCCGCGCAAAATCCGGCATCTCAATACCGGCCAGATGGTACGCATCACGGAACAGGGTGTAACAGTCAGCCACGCCATGCTCAAAAGCCCGCCCTGTGAGGAACGGCACGCAGCGAAATTTGTATATCCGGTCATCGCAGACCAGCCACCACGGCAGGCCACTTTGCACCTGCAGGCGGCGATCGACATCGCTGAGAAACGGCAGGCCATCGGGATGGCTGTGGACCAGGGCCACCACATCGCCTGCCGCCTGCGCCTGAAGGTAATCAGCCGGATCCATGCGGAAATACAGGGTCGGTTCAGCGGAAAGATTCTGGCAGGGAAAATACAGCTCCCCGGCAGGTGTCTTCACCACATAGCCGCACGATTCAGCCGGCGCACACGCAGCGGCATGCGCCAGGAGTGTTTTGTTCATGGGTGTATCCATCAGGAAAGACGGTTAATCGAGAGGAAGCAGCCGATGCGCGGCAGGTTATCACGCAGCTCGCAGCCGGTACGGCATTTGCTGCAGACATCTTTTGCCGGGTCTGCCGTGGGTTTGTCAAATTCATCCGCCACAGGCGGCCCGGCATACCCACACTCCTCAGAACGGTAGGTCCAGTTGCAGACATCAGCCAGCATGATCCGCGCCGGAAACACGCTGCCGTCCGTTTCGGTCGGTGTGGCCAGTACGAAGGTCGCCGTGGTGGCTTTCAGCTCTGACAGTTGTTCAATCACCCAGCGGCTGACTACTTCCTGTTCCGGATCGGCCTCCGGGTTGCCGCCTGTAAAGTTCACCGCATCGAGAAAACGGGCGTACACAACATGCCTTACCACCGTGGCCCCGACGAGGCTCTGCATATCTGCCGCAAGTCCCGTAACCATGCCAAACAGGTTCGACACCGCCAGCGTCGGGCGGGCGGTAGTCCCTTTCCCTACCAGGTCGAACCCGGTTCCCTGTATCGGGTAAACGTCATACTTCCGCCCCTGCCAGGTGACCGGCTCGCCTTTCTCGTTCGCTTCATTTGAAAAATAGTAACGCTGGCCACCAAAGGCCGTCAGGTCGATTTCCCACAAATCAATGCGGGCCGACTGTTCGGTTTTCGTGGTTTCGTTGAGGGTGCTCTGAGGAATATCTTGCATAAGGACCCTTAAGCAATGACCTGCTCAAATTTACAGCTGAAATCGGAATACGTGACGTTGTCCGTAACAGACCACTCCCGGCAGACAACTTTAATCGTGCGGTTGTATTTTGGTGGTCGCCACAGAAAGGCTTTATATCCCCCGTGCTCCGCCAGAAACGCTTCAAGTGCGGTGCGGGAATTGTCCGACGTGATACGGAAAACAGGCTGGAAGTTAATTAACTGATGGTTGAGTCCGGTCGGGCGACGTTGCTCATAACCATCCCCAAATTTAATGGTTGTCACCGAAGGGGAAACAGACGACTGCATCCCCTCCCTGGGTGCCCAATGAAAGGTTTTCACTTATCCTCCCGCCAGCATGCCGCCATCACGTCCCTGAGTTCTCAGGATACTCATGACACGCGTATCAATCATTTTGACCAGCATCTGCGATGCCTGCGGCCCTATCTGCCCGTTTTGCCCGTCATTCTGAATGGCAATGTGATACACAGGTGAATAAACAATCCCCCCATTCATACCACCACCAGAGGAACCCGGGTCACTCAGCGCCCTGACACCCAGCGTACCGTCAGTCGTTTTCGCCAGAGGCATAATGGCTTCCGGGCCAGCTTCACCAAACACGCCAGCCCCCTTTGCAAAAGCAAACAGGGTCGGGCTGTCATAGATGCCGTTGCTGTAGGCACTTAATGAAGGTGAGTCATAAACACCGCCCTTCGCATTAAAACTAAAACTGCTGCCAAAACTGCTGATGGCCGTGCCGGTGCTCGCGGTGGCTGCGCCGCCAAAAAGACTGCCGCCAATGCCCATAATGGATTTCAGGATGGTGTTGGTAATCAGCGCCTGCGCTGCCATATCGACAAGGTTTTTAATCACCGACTGTGTCAGGGAGGAAAATAACCCAATCATCCCGTCCCGGAGTGTCTGTGTACCATTCAGCATGCCGGTCAGCATGTTGGAGGTTCGCTCCTGGGTGGTTTCCATCAGGCCAATGGCGAGGCTGTTCAGGTTTCCCTGCGACTTATAAAGCTCCACCGCCGTCTGGTACTGCGCATCAGCGGAATCTTTATCCGCCTTTTGCTTCAACAGTTCGTACTGCTCTTTGTTGATCGCATCGTTCTGGTAAAACGCCTGCAGCAGTGACTGATGCTCGGCCAGTTGATTGCGCAGTTCTGCCAGCGGATCAACCATCCCGGCGATATCAATCAGAGGGGCAGACATTGCCGCTGCCTGTGCCTGTAACAGTTCGCGGGCCGTACTTTGTGCCAGCGTGATTCTGGCCGTCTGGTATTCCTTTTCATCCAGAAGACGGGCATTCAGGAGCGACTTCAGCTCCTGGCTCGCTTCACGCTCTTTCGTAAGAGTTGCTCTGGCTGGCGCATACTGTTCTGCCAGTTCGAGGCGCTGTTTCTGATAGTTTTCAGCATTCAGCAGCAAAGTCTTCTGAATATCAGCCTCGCTGGCTCCGTCAGCGCGGGCGGCTTCAAGAAGTTTTCTGGCGCTTTCTTGCTCCTGCAGGTTGATACGTCCGAGACTGGAGGCATGCGCCGCTTCGATTTCACGCCGCAGTTGCTCATACTGGTTAACCTTCGACTTTTGCCCCTTTCCAGTATCCCCGCCTTCCCCGGTCCAGGGGGTATCAGGTTTATCGCTCCCTGTTTCATTCCCTGGTTTATCCGGCTTCGGTGTGGGATCGAGTTTCCCTGATTTAGCTTGTTCTATGGCCTCTTTGACAATTTTTTGCCGTTCTTTGAGGAGTTTTAACCCCTGTTCAACGGCATCCAGATCCCCTTTGTAGCGGGTTTTATCGTTCTGTACGCCTTTAAGTTGTCCGAACGGATCGAAGCCACTCAATCCATCAATACGGCTTTCCGCATCCTGAATTTCTTTAATCAGTTTATTTCGCTGAATAACCTGATTCTCAAACTGTTCATCAATGTCCAACTGCTTCACGTTGAGCTGGTTAAGCGACAGTTTTTTGAGTTCTTCATTCGTTTCAACAACAGCATTTTTCAGGTCAATCGCCGACTGGCGGGCGTTCTTCGCCTGATTATGGAAATAGAGCAGCGCCGAACCAGCGAGCATCGCTGCACCCACAGGGCCGCCCACCAGTGCCAGCGCCCCTCTGGCCATACCTACTGCAGCAGAGACTGCGCGGGCTGAAACGGAAAGCTGTTTATTGGCTGCATTCAGCTGGTTCTTTGCCTGGGTGGAGAGCAGTGTCTGCTCGGTTTCCTGGCGAATTAAGCGGTTAAACTCGCTCTGGTAACTCACGTTAAGGCCAAATTGCCTGGCGCTTTTCTCCATTTCCCGATAACGCCCGAATTCTGCGTTATTCTGCGCCAGCGTGGCAGCGGTACTTTCCAGCGTTTTTCGCGCCATATCGGCCTGCGCCATCGCGCTGGCCCTGACTGCCTGCTGCTGCTCAACCCAGGCACCGATGTTCCCCCTGATACCTGCCGTCAGTTTTGTCGCCAGAACAGGAATCAGCGTATACAGCGCAACGTTGGCTACTGTATTGAAATTATCCGTCAGGCCATTAATGGCATCGGTAACGGTCTGAACACCACTGCGCAGCGGGCCGTTTCCGCTCTGTCCTACCTTAATAATCAGACCTTCAAAAGCCGAAGTCAGGCTGAGAAGATCGCCGTTCAGGTTATTTACCCTGATTTCGGCCTGCTCATGCGCGGTCTGCGTACCGGTCAGGGCGGCGGTCAGCGACTCCACCTTCTCGCGGTTCTGCACCAGGATGGATGCTGCGCTGAGGTTTTCCACCCCGAACAGCTTTACGGCCTGTTTTGTTGACAGGTTTTTTCCCGCCAGATTCCCCAGCGCCTGGCTCAGCCCGACAACAGAAGGCTTCAGGGTCTTATCCGTTCCTTTCTCCAGATTCAGGATCACGTTGCGCAGTGCGGTCCCGGCTTCGCCGCCTTTCACTTCGCGCTCCGCCAGTACCTGTATGGCGGCATTGAGGGTTTCAAAACCCACGCCAGCCTGTGCCGCTGCCACCCCGCCATTTTTAATCGCGGCAGCAGTATCGGCTATCTCCGACGAGCCAAATTTCGCGCCAGCAGCCAGCACGTTGATATACCGGTCGGCTTCACTGGCTCCCGCCCCAAACTGGTTTAATGACAGGGCCAGCGTTCGGGTGGCATCCGGAAGCGTGGTCCCAGCGGCCTGGGCCAGCGTTAACGCGCTTTTGGTCGCCGCCGTCAGCCCCGCAGAGGTGCTCAGCAGTTCAGGCTTTGCCGAAGCCATCAGCTTAATCGCCTCAGCGGCCTGTGATGCGCTGTATTCCGTTGTGCGGCCCATTTCCTGTGCCGCCTGATCGTACAGTTTCATCTGCGCACTGGTGGCACCGGTGATGGCATGCAAATCCGACAACGACTGGCTGTACTGCCGCGTGGTGCTGATAATGGTACCCAGTGATAAACCCGCCCCGGCAAAACCTGCCAGCCTGCCAGCCAGCCCCGATACCGAAGCGGAAACACGCTTACAGGCATCCTCCGTCTTTTTCGCATCAGCCTGGGCATTGCGGTTAAACTGGCGTGACTGACTCTCAGCGCTGCCGTAGGCGCTCATCAGCTGCGATTTAAAGTTCGCTGCATTCAGATGCAGCCCAACGGCAAGAGAGGCAACGTCACCCATTACATTAATACCTTCATGACTGCCGCACACTGCGAATCCAGACTCTGGTTCGCAGTCGCGGGGGATTTAACAGGGGGCGGGTTATTGTCAGAACCTTCTGGAGAAGGCTTTTTGAAAATGCCCTGTTTGAGGAAGAAAGCACGCCAGTGGAACAGCGTGTCAGCCGGAAGCGCCGCAATTCTTGACGGGTCAGGCTCGCCCCAGCGGTCGGCCAGCCAGAAAATCAGCTCCAGCCAGGGCGAGTCACTCAGTTTTTTTCGGCGGTTTCCAGCTTACCAATGCCGTGCTTTTTCACTTTGTCGATGGCATCCAGAAGCGCAACGTTATCGTGTGCCGCCAGCAGCTCCTTCGCCGTGGGTTTGTCTTTGGCTTTAATCGGGGAGCCGTCAGGCTGAACCAGGCTGTCGATAACAATCTGTACACTCAGCTCAGACGCCATGCGGGCATTGCCAGAGGTCTGCGCCTCAATGAGCGCATCTTCATGATCAATAAGCTCAGCCGCCGTCAGTCGGCGAAGGTAAACCTTTGTACCGAAGATTTCGGTTTTAATTGGAGAGGTTTTTGCGCTGAGCAGGGCTTTTTTCAGTTCGGATAGGCTAAATTCAGACATGGTGTATCCTGTTTTCAGACGAAAAAAACCGCCCAGAGGCGGTGTATAACGGGAAACGGATTACGCTCCGGCATCTGGCGCCGGGGCGGCTATTCCCCATTTAATGTTGTTTTGCTTACCCTGCACCGTAATCTGGATAACTTCACTGGCAGGCGCTGTGATTTCGTTCATCTGCCAGCCTGAAAGCGCAAGGATCATTGAAGCCGTTCGTTTGTTCGGCAACTCAACATAAAACTGAACGGTCTTACGCTGTTCTGCAGCATTGAGGAACGCGGTGAAATCTTCGTTTTCCGGGTCGTCAATGAAGCCCAGCGATTTCTCCGGCCCTTCCGGCAGGTCTGACACCGACTGCTTACTCTTGTCCAGCAGGGTGGTACAGTCGACAAATCCTCCCGTCTGACCTGTCGCGCCCAGCGCCTTGCAGTTAATCAGCGGTTTCAACGCCGCTACAGCGGCTCCTACCTCCCCAAACTTCACCACCGTCCCGGCAGGAAGCATTGCGTACTCAGGGGATGATTTTGGCGTGTTATTTTCATCAGCCATAATGATTCTCTCTTAAATAGTGGGCAGCGGTTGCTACCTGTTCTGAATGCCATTGCGGATTTCTACGGTCAGAATGCGCAGAACCTGCCGGACGTTGTAATCCAGCGCCGGACGGATGAACGGATCGGCAACCTGTTTCACCGTACCGAACTCCTGGGCCAGCGCTTTCATGTAATGCTTTTTGCTGGGGCCAACCCGAAGGATGACCACCGTATTTCCGCGACCTTTCCGGGTGGATGAACGAATTTTGATGGAATCACGCATATGCTCTGCAGAGGACGCATCGTCGAAGCCGGCATGTTGTTTCATGTCTTCTTCAACCACTTTCAGCGCCTCACGCCCTGCATCACGTAACACCTTCATGCCGACCTTTTCACCGAGCGCGGTAAGCTGCCGCTCCAGCTCGTCCAACCCTTTTACGTCCATAGTGATCATGGTGAAGCTTCCCGGTAGTGAAAGGTAAAATCCCGGACGAGCCGGTACTGAATATTGCCGCTGGTCAGTACCAATTTACTCTGCTGTATTCCCCCCCGGACCACATTCTGTACGGGAAAGCCCTCCAGCTGGCCATGCACGATAGCGGTCCATTCCGCGCTGATTTTCTTATCCAGCTGTAACAGACGGGTGTAGTCATTAAGCAGATGAATCGCTATCTGGAAGCGCCCCGCAATCAGGCCTGTGCGCAACAGTCCGGCGTACAGCTCCGGATCGGAAATACACTGGTAAGTAATCCCCTCCTGCAGTTCATCAGGCAGGAGCAGAGGGTAAACATCCAGCCCGGTCAGGCGTTCAAGTGCTGTCTTTAATGCCAGCTCGATCATGACGTGCGTCTGCCTCCCCTGTGATGATGATGCGGTCCGCAAGACGTTCGACGTTACGAACGGTATAAATCCGGTCAGACGTTGTTATTTTCCAGTCGATATCAATATTCAGGTTCGGATGAGTGGTAAAAAGACACGTTTCAACAACCTGCTGTTGATCCAGTGTGCGGACCTTTCTGCCCGACACCAGTTCGCGCTTCGCCCAGGCTTTCCCGGTCGCGACCAGTTGTTCCGGCAGATGTTCACCCAGCGGCCCCCGGCCGGATTGCATATAACCAATCGAAAGACGGCAGGTCATCTCTTCCGGCTTCAGGCTCATACGGTGTTCTCCTGCAACGGGAAAAGAAGGTGCCGGACCGCAGCCGTCTCCAGCCACTGACCGGTGAAACCATTCAGATACGCATCCCCGACCAGATACTGCATGGCCAGCTGGATATCTTCATCCGCCACAAAACCGCGTACACCTTCCGGCAGCGCCTGCAGTTCGTCATCGCTTCCCACCAGTTTGCAGTAGTAGTCACGCTCAATACTCTTCTGCGCTGCCGCCACCATTTTAGTGAGCATGTCGTCATGCTCCGTGAAATCCGGCTCCAGACGGAGCTGGGTTTTCACATCATCCAATGTCAGTATCATGGTCATCGGCTCCCTTGCGGGGACTCAGCGCCTTTTCCGCATCTTCTGGCCATACCGCAATATGGCGTTCAACCAGTTTCTCTGCGTACTCAGCATCAAAACAGGCCGTATCACCGCGTGAATAACGATGATAGGGTCCCAGGAAAAAAACCGCTTTCCGCGCCACTTCTGCTCCCGTCAGGCCCGTGGCCCCGTTTGTTTCACTTCCGGTCAGATCAACACCTGTATCACCTGAACCCGCTGCAGTATTCTGACCGCCATCCCCGTCCACTGTATTTTCCGGCGTCAGTTCATCCGGCTTTTTCACATCACCGGCTGCAGCCGCCGCTGCCGCTGCTTTTGCCGCTTTCGTCGTCATCGTTTTGCTCCTGAAAAGAAAAAACCCGCTGCTGCGGGCCTGGGGGATTACGTGCTTTTACGCTGTGCGACCGTGGTCGCACAGCGTGCAGGACCGGTTAAAACAGCACTTTTGTCCCGAGAACAAGACCTTCCGGATGACGGAAGCCGATATCGTGCTCCGTCACCACGCGGATCAACGACTGGTTACGGGAGAACGCGGAAACCAGATTGCCATCCCCGTCCTGGTAGGAGGCTTCCTGCGAGAACGACACCTTCATGTTGCCGTCTTCACCGATAACCACATCATTAAAGTCAGCGAAGTAAATTTCCGACTCTTTGCCTGCGTCACCGAGGTTTGCCGGGATAGCGCTGGTACGCTGAATCTGAAATCCCTTCAGGATCCCCTGGGCCATTTCCGGGTAGACCTTGTTACCGTTACCGTCGCGCAGACCGAACAGTTTCATGTAGGTACGGTTCGACATACCCCAGCCGCAGCTGATCATGTTGCTGTTGCCGTCCATAGCCATCAGGATGATGCTGTCGAGATAGGTATCAATCGTCTGCAGATTAGCCTCTGCAGCAGCTTCCCACGGCAGCAGGCGGTTCCACTCAGTTGCCCGCGCTTTCATACCGACAGGCGTATCACCAGTACCGTCATCGCGCATAAAGGCTTTATCTTCACGAACAGAAATCGCGGTCAGAATATCCTGCAGGACCAGCTGCTCCACGTTGTAGCCAGCACGACCAATCAGCTGGTTGGAGATAGGCACCATTGCAATCATGGTTTTCGCAGTGAGTTTCACATCATCGAAGCGCGCTTCTGATGTTTTCGCATCCTTGCCTTCCCCGGTGTAGCTCGCCGTCGCACCACCGGCCAGACGCGGCAGCGCCATATTGCCGTTCGGCAGCGGAATGGAGCGCGCGCCCAGCTTACGAACGATAGTGCGATCGCGCAGCAGTTCGATCACCTCGCTGTGCAGGTTTTGCGGAATAAGAACGCCACCTGACGCGGCGGCAGTGTTGATGGCCATCGAGACAGACTGGTCATTCAGTTCTTCAGCTGCAAATTTTGCAGCGTCCTGGACGTTACCCTGTGCTGCCGCAATCGACATCACCAGACGAGTCATGCCTGCGCCGGTATATTGCTTTGGCTCTGCCTTAATGCTGATACCAGGAGCCTGCTGTGTGGCTTTAACCGGTTTGGCGACAAGCGCTGCAGCACGTTCAGCCGCTTCCAGACGCTCAATCTTGGCGCTGATATCCGTGAACTGCTGCTGCAGGCTGGCAAATTCGGTTAACTGCTCCGCTGTCAGCGTACCGCCACCAGTTTCTACTGCCGCCAGTACCTGAACCTTCTGATTAATACCCGCACGTTCACGACGCAATTCTTCAATATGATCCATGTTTTTTCTCTCTTTTTGGCATAAAAAAAGCAGCCTGTTGGCTGCTTTCTGGTAATGACGCGTTAGCGCCGGGTCACATTCTTGTTTGCAGGTCCATCGCGGCTGCCTGCAACTTTATGGAAGTGGTTTGTTGAGGTTGTTTGTACTTTGCCGCAATGGCATTAATTGCGGACTGAGGATCCGAAACTTCATCGGCAAGACCAGCAGAAATGGCATCAGCGCCGAAATAGATTCCGGCCTGCGTGTTAATCACCGTCAGAGGGGCAAGATTCCGGTATTCCGCTACAGAGGTAATGAACGTCTCGTACATATCGTCAATCATCCTCTGGAACATTCCCCGAGCGTCTTCACTCAGCGGCTCATGTTGTGTACCGTTATTTTTGTTATCTCCCCGAAAAATCGTGGTGAATGTTAACCCCATTTGCTCTTCCATCCTGGAAGTATCCAGGTGTTCCATGATCACTCCAATCGAGCCGACTCCACTGGTCTGGCTGACTACAATTTTGCTGCAGGCCGAAGCGATAAAGTAAGCCGCAGAATAGGCGCTGTAGTTCACAATTGCAGTAATAGGCTTAGTTTGACGTGACTGGAAAATATAATCGGCCAGTTCCTTGCATCCAACCGCCGCACCACCACCAGAATTTATATCCAGCACAATTTCACTGATGGAAGGGTCATTTAATGCAGCATGCACCTGGCTACGTATGCGCTCATAGCTGGTAAGTTCAGAACACATTGCAGTAATTTGCCCGCGACGCGGAACCAGAATGCCGTGGACAGGAATAACTGCCATTCCACCAGCTGGTTGAACCAAATCTGGCGCCTGATTGTTATCAGGATCCTGCGTCATGTGAATTCCAGCCTCTTCTGATAATCCCTGAATACGGGGAACCAGCACAGCTTTTACAGAATCCATTGTCTGTCGTGTCACGTAATGTGGAACACCAAAGACCATAGCCGCCAGATGCGGCAGATTAATTAAATTTTTTGTCATGATGTTTACCAGGTCAGCCCGCACTGCGGGTGATATTCAGTTTCTGGACAGAATAGAGTTGATTTCTGCCAGTTGTTTTGCTGTTGGCGTGTTATCGCCAGGTAAGATTTGTTTACTGTCGACCATATTCAGAGGCGTCAGGTATTTATCCCCTCCGGCGATGGGTGGAAGGTTCTCCATGCGGCGAATGTCGTTAACCGATAACCAGCCCCACTGGCGGCCTAATGCATAAGATTCATAGCGTGACTTCTGATCCCCGCGCAGCACGCCAGAAACATTGAATTCAATGTACAGATCACCGCGCTCGCTGGGTAAAAGCAGATCGCGCATTAATGCGCCTTCATGACGCTTCAGCCAGGCCAACAGCGTGTACATCACAAACTGCAGCCCCTGGTGCTCAATGTTGTTATTCGTGGCTTTCTCCAGCATCTGCACCATATGAGGCGGGATTTTATAGAGCCGGCACACTTCTTCCACGCCCCATTGTCGGGACTGCAATAATTGAGCTTTCTCGTTATCCTGAGATAACTGTTTATAACTCATCCCCTCCTGGAGGAGTGCAACAGAGAAAGCATTCCTGACACCAGAATAACGATCCGTCCATTTTGCCAGCAGTCTGTCTATTGCATCCTGGTTTTTTATTGTCGCGGCTTCTTTTGGACGCTCAATAACACCACTCATCGTCGTACCTCGACGAAAAACCTGAGCAGCATGTTCTTCCACAGCCAGGTTTAACCCAAGTACATCCGCATTTGTCTGGATTGGAGAACTGCCGATATAACCGTCGAGCGAAAATACTTTCACATGATGCATCATGCGCATTGGCAACGTTTCGCCAATTTCGGGGAGTTCATAATAGGGCATCCCGTCTGGCCCTTTCAGGACGATGACTTTTTTGGGATTAACCGGGATTAATTCCCTCGGGAAACCTTTCCCGTCCCTGTCGATAATCGAGTAACAATTGCCCTCCAGCCCTAACAAGCCCTGTTGTTGCTCAAAATACTCGAAAGAGGTGTCCTTTTTATTAGGCTGGGAATGTACAAGATCATAAACGGGGTGGTCAGTAGCTCGCTTACGGGCTCCGTTAGCACCTCGTCTGTAAAGCTCACACGGCAGTTGCGCTACAGATTCAGCCAGAAGAGTTACACATGCCCGAACAGCTGATAATGCCATCGCAGTTTCAGGAGTTATGATTATCCCAGCCTTACTCTGACTCGAACTCACTCCTCCCAGCATGGTTTCCCAGAATCCACTTCCTGATCGCGATTTACCCCGAAACATCTGGGGGATAAACATTACTCACCCCCTGGTTTGTGAAATCTTATAGATATGGATCTCGCAATTAAAAACGACCACATCAGGCAAATTAAGCCGCCGGTAATAAATCCGACGGAGGGAGAAATAAGCCAGGCGCCGGTCGACAATAAGCCGACACCAACGAGGCCGATAATAAAACTCAGGACTGTGATTAACATGTAATATCTTCCTCATCATAAGCCGATTTACTTACTGTACTGTTCAGCATGGCCCGTCCGATCCCCATAAGTAATCCTACAGCACCATCAATTTTATTTTGCTTCCCCTCCTTGCCGGGGCGGACAATATCATCGCTTCCAGGCAAATAACGCCCAATAACATTCTGGATGCACCAGTTCATGATAGGGTTGCCGTCATGATGAAAACGTCCTGATGCAAGCGCGGCCTCGATTTCACGCATTGGGTCACTCATGTTGGTGAAGTTTTGCCTGATCTCAACTGGCTCCAGCCCCTCCTCTTCAAGCATGTGTCGTAATGATGTTGCACCGTAAGGATCAATAGGACACTGAACGATTTTTACACGCTGACGTAATTGAAGGATTGACTCAAAAATAAGCCGATAGTCCACTTCCGCACCTTCTGTCGGTATCAGAACCTCTTGTTTAACAAATGACTGATAGCGGTCAGAAGTGGTTTTCAATGTGGGATCTGGTGAGTAAACCGTATCTTCAGGCACCCAGAACATCGGACTGACACAGTAGAAATGCGTAATACCATCCACTTCCCGTCTGAATACTGGTACGACCGCATTCAGGTCAACCTTGGACGCAAGGTCTATCCCCAACCAGCAATCTTCATCGGCGAAATCAGACAACTTGAGACTATTGTCCGCTGCAGCCATCCATTTTTGCAGATCATAGAAAACCGTCTTGGCACTTACCCATCGGTTAAAATGCTTGGTAAGAATTTTGTTCGTCTGGCTGGGGTTAGATATTCCAAGCAATTGTTTTGCGCGCAGGAAGTGTTCTTTTACGGAAATGCCAAAGTTTGGATTTGCTTTGATTAATGCTTCAGGTTTTGTCCAGTCGTCATCATCATCAAGACCGTAAATAATACCGAAAATCGTTTCATTTTCTTCCCCCACCCGATTCCGGCGCAGAATTTCCACCACCTGCGCACGTTTCTCATAACACGGAGAAGTAATGTCATAACCCGCAGTTGTAATGATCAGAGTGATAGGTTGTTCCCTTGCCCCCATTCCTGTTGTCATAGTCGTATAAAGAGCATCTGTTTGGTGCTCGTGATATTCATCAATAATTGCACATGAAGGGGAATCGCCGTCACCAGGATCGCCGATGACTGGCGCAAAAACAGAGCCATCCGGACGGGTCATTTTCTTCGCCCAGGGTTTGACTGAGTATTTTTGTCGCAATGCAGGGAGTTTTTTTACCATTTGTAGAGCGGGAGAGAAGACTTTCCAGGCCTGTTTTTCTGTAGTGGCGCCACAGTACACTTCTGCACCATGTTCCCCATCAGCGCAAAACATATAATTACCAACGGCAGCTGCAATTGCGGACTTCCCATTTTTCCTGGGAACCTCAATATATATTTCAGAAAAACGGCGGAATCCGGACTTCTTATTAACCCAACCAAATGGCACACCAAGAGCAAACTTTTGCCAGGGCTCAAATTCTATGCGTAGTTTCTTCCTGGCCCATTCACCGGCCGTATGAGGCATCTTCTGAGCAAAGCGCAAAAATCGCTCGGCCTTGTTTTTATCAAACCGGTAAGGCCAGGCAGGATCCTTCGCACGTTCCAAATCATCAAGGTGTCGTTGACAGGCAAGCACAGTTAACTGACAAGCTAGGATCTTCCCGCCAACAACATCTCTTGCATACTGGTTCGCTGCATTGACGTTCGGATATGTAGCCATCAGTCAAACTCATCAAATTCATTCCCGTCATCGTCAGGAGCATTTCTGCCACTGGTCATTCTGATACGGCTGAGCGGATCTAACCCCAGAAGTGAGCCCAGACGGGCAATCTGGGAAACTGAATCATTTCGGACGTTAACTGCAGGGTGTTTTTTTAATCCTCCCATTTCACTTTCAGTTGTCAGTCCTGAAGCCAGTAATTTTTCAGCTTCAAGCATGAGATGGAAGGCATTGCAGTAGGCTAAAAGTAAGGGGGCATCTTCAAGTTCAAATACGCCTCTTTCGATCAGGATTTTGCTTTGGGTCTTCCACATTCTGATAGCAGCCTCCCCCATTAACTCTGCAGGAGGTGCAATTCGGGTTAATTTACTTTTTTGCCCGGCGGGTAAGATGGGTTTTCTCCCCCCTCCAGACGATCGAATTCCACCAGCCATAACTCCTCTTTTAATAGGTAAAACCTACCGGAAAAAAGATCCTTATTTATGACGTGCAAAAATGGCCTTCAGGCGGCAGTCCTGAAGCGCGAAAGGGGTCAGGGATTTGATCCCCCCTCCCCCTTGAAGATGACAGCAAGAAAGCATGCAAAAGCAGATACTGGTCATCCATCAGGATGTTCAGCATAGTGTCTTCAGTTAATCTCAATAAATAAACGATGGAGTCTAAGAAATGGATAAAACCAGAAAATATGATAGAGCCTTACAACTTGAGATCCTCAACGCTCTTATAGATTGTGCTCCTAACTCTTTAAACAAGGCACAGGAGCGAGACCTCATTGAGAAGTTTGATAACTATGATCACTTTGTGGCGTGCATGCTATACCTTGAAATGCATGGTCTTGTTTCTACACCCTTCGTACGCAGCGAAACCATGGCTGGCGTTGATTTTATTTTCAACGCCCCGTACTGCAACATTACAGAGAAAGGAATTGATTTTCTTCTTGATGATGGCGGCTTAAGTGCGATCCTTAAGGTTCAAACCGTTCGGTTACACAATGACACGATTGTTGCCCTTGAGGATATAATCCGTGTCGCAAATATATCTGAAGATCAGAAGAAGGGATTGATTTCAAAACTCCGAGAGCTTCCGGGAGACGCCATAAAACATTTGACCCTACAGTTACTGACTCAGGGGGTTCTGAATCTGCCGAACGCACTTCGACTAATTCAAACAACCCTCCAGTAGGGCTAAACTCGTCAGAGGGGCGAATTAACTCAAATTTGCCCCATCCCAGTGTTTTACTTAAAAACACCCAAAATTCCTTCCGGGTATCTGCATGAATGTAGAAACTGTTCTTATGCATTACAGCAGTGAATATTATCATCGGATACGTTCTCTTGCTGTCTTCGCTCTGTGGCATTCCCAGCACAACGACTCAAGATTGGAATCGTCATCAGTACCGCCATGAGCTTTTGGAATGATGTGGTCAACGCTTTCCGCTTTCTTCGCTATCTTCTGCCGGCGATGGTTCTGACACAGGTATTTATCACGCTGAAGGATACGCGCTCGTTTAATTTCCCAGAGCCGCCCATATCCACGTTCTTGTCTGCTCTTTCCTGACTGATAATTCCGCCAGCCGTCACCAGCATGCTGCTTTCGGTGTTGGTCACAATATCCGCTGACATCGTTGGTGATTGCCGCACACCCTTTGTGTCGGCATGGGCGTTTAGCACGTGCTGGCATCGGCATAGTCCTGTTTGTTGGATACAAATTGTGTAATAGGCGGAAAGTAAAAATGAACCAGTAGTTTATTGAAAGTTCTCATAAATAGCGAGAATCTGCGCGGTTCTTGCCCCGTAACATCAAGGATTATCAGAAAGAAATAAAAATGAGAATTATTATCAAAACATTCAAGTGAGATCGCTGGAATAACAAACTCTTAATCTCTCAACAAAAATAAGGATTTGTTAAGCTTCATGATTTATGGTCGATGTAATACACCGTTTGAGGCAAGAATAATGGTCAAATTCTCAAAACTTCAGATTCGCTTACACTGGCTAACCCTGATATTAATAGCGATAACCTATGCAGCTATGGAGCTTCGTGGCTGGTTTCCCAAAGGCAGTAACACCTACCTTCTCATGAAAGAAACACATTACAATGTTGGGGTGTTTGTCTGGTTTTTAATGATAATACGATTAATTATTAAACATAAGTATCATGATCCAGCTATCACTCCCCCCCCACCAGCCTGGCAGATGATGGCTGCTAAAATAATGCATATCCTGCTGTACATTTCTTTTTTGGCTCTACCATTATTAGGTATTGCAATTATGGCTTACGGTGGAAAGGACTGGAGTTTATTAGGTTTTAACGTTGCATCGTTCGTTACTCCTGACGGGGAAACAAAATCACTTATCAAAGATACTCACGAAACACTGGCAAACATCGGATATTTTTTAATCGCAGCGCATGCTGGTGCAGCGTTATTCCATCACTACGTCCAGAAAGATAACACTCTTTTGAGGATGATCCCTGATTGTAACGATAAGAAATAAATACAAATTTTAATGTTTAACATTACAGCAGGCACTCAGTGAATGTCTGCTGTAATGCCTGCTCAGCCAAGTTGAAGCACACCGTGTTCTTTTGAATCAGAGAATGCAACAAACCCAGTGTATTCGGGGATAGTGTTCCGTCATCAGCATCAAATGCTGAAATGGTTGCGTGAAGAATCAAAAATGCTCCAAATCCCGCGCCGCTGCTGCCCCTCGATGGTCAGAATCGTCAAGGAGGACCCGTTAAAAGGTAAGCAGAAAATCTGTGGTTAGAAGTGAAGGCTTTGACAACGTTCTAAATTTTATGACAGAAATAAAAAAGCATTACCTTTCAAGATAATGCTTTTTCACTCGAACTGAATCTTATAACAATTAGATTAATGTGATTTTAATATCATAGCTTTCAAGCCCAGTCATTTTTTCACGAGCATTAAACTGGATATCGGAAACTTCTTTTCCTGTCTTTTTTTTGAGTTCAATAATTTTTTTTGTGATGAATTCAGAAATATCCGCTTCAGTTTTTCTTTTTAAATCTTCGACGTTCATTGTTTACCTCTCTTGATCTCTAACGTATCAACGCCAAGCATGTTACATTCCCCGTAGAGCACTTGTATAAGCGCTGATATGTTTAAAAGATAGAATAGAAAGACTCAATTATCAATAGTTTGCAGTACAATCTTCATACAAAAGAGCTCGCGACCACACAAACCACTGTACTAAAATCCGGGTCGGTCACGAAACAACCAGATCTCATTTCAAAAGCTTCGATGCTGCCTCGAGGATCTCTTCTGAACTGACATCACGATCAGAGGCTACATAAACTATTTTATGGTCTCCTGTCAGAGATGGAAATCCCGCTGACATCACGGGTAGGTGTGCTTTTTCCCCATTGGGAAACTCACGCATTATCGTAGTAATACCTTTCATTACGGTTACAACAACTGCAGGTTCTGCATTAAAAAAAACGATGACTTTTTTCATAATTTTACCGTGATGTCTCTTACAGAGATTGTCGGTTCAGCATACAAAAAAGGCTCCATAAGGAGCCTGAAATTTATTTTCTGAATTCTAACGAAGACTGACCAGAACGAATGTACAGTGCAATATTATCAAATGTAATCATTGTTGATTTGCAAAAAATACATTTTGCTCCGAAAGGATTTTTTTCAGTAACATCAAAGTTTGACGTTCGGTACTGAGATCCGTGGCAACACGGACATCTGAAGTGAATATTATTAGTAATAACAGTTACCTTATACAGCCACGACATTAACTGCCGTGGGGCCTTTAGGTCCCTGTTCAACACTAAATTCAACTTCCTGATTCTCATTCAGCGTCTTGAAATCATTACTCTGGATAGCAGAGAAGTGAACAAACACATCTTTACTACCATCTTTTGGAGTGATAAAACCAAAACCTTTTTCAGGATTAAACCATTTAACTAAACCAGTCATTTTATTAGACATAAACATTACCTTTATTGAGTAAGCCCTTGGGCAGAATGGTCCGAAAAAAATTATCAGAGAGAAAAGCTAACAAGGAAATCTCAACAGGAACAAGGAATAAAATTATTACAGCGACTGCTTCAGATAAATTCGTTACAAACCAGACATTCATTAACGCATGATTAACCAAACATAGCAAGGTTTAGTTTTGTAAGTAAATCTCAGTGGGTTTTGATCATAAAAATTAATTTAAATAGCTTAAATCGAAAATTATGTCATGCTGCGTAAGACCTTTATCTATCACCCTAAGTTGTCAGGGATTTTGACTCAAGGAAGAGTCGTATTTCCTTCATAGTAAAAATTCACAATTTTATCCACGAAAACCGTCAACATCTTAATTTATAGAGCTATTATTTTTCCTCTACGGTTCATTGTTAGTATTTTTACGGACTCATAAATCCGCTCACATGTCATTCCTGCCCGGTAGTTTTCATCAGCGCGTTCAGCATGGTATCGAGCTTCTTCTGTCAGGCTTCCTGGCATGTCTACGAGCATTGTGGTGTCATGGCGGATGGAAAGTTTTGTTGATTCGTTAGTTATCGAGCTGTAGAACGCTATGCTCTAGCGACTTGGAATAGGCAATCAGCCCGGTGTACTCAGGGATAACCTCGCCATCATCCGCTTCGAACTCAGGGATTGTTCCGGTAGTGATGGTGTATTGTAGCTGGCCATCTTCTTTTGCGAAGGCAGCCAGGTCTTCAATCTGCTTAGCTGTAAGAACTACTGTAATGCTCATTCCTCAGTTGTTAAAAAGCCCCGCTATTGCGAGGCTTGATTGATTATGGCTAACGACTACATCGTAACGGTTATAAAAGAAGCTATTAGCCAACATGTGGTGTATGGTTGTTAACCGCCCACCAGGACAATCAACATGTCGATACTCAAAGATATCAAGATGCGTACTTTACGCCATGTGAAAAGTACTTGTCCTCATTGCTCCCGCCAGTCAAAGCACAGTCTGTCGAGAATAAAAAACAATATAACGTTAATTTGCCCCTTCTGTGGAAACATCTATCTTCCATCGGAAAGCAAACCAATAAAGTAACTGATTGACTACCAAATAAAACTCATACTCTCAGAATGTGGCAAAGCAGACATAACCTTTTATTGTTGTTCTCATTTAAGAGAATGTAACACCCAGAGTGGAGAGGTTTTTTTTCTTCTCCACAATACGGCGATCAAGTTCAGCCACTGCATGCGGGCGTATGGCATCAAGAAAGGCGTTATCCTGATAGGTAGACTGGATTGTCACACCAAGTCCGGCACCACTTTCCAGTATGCTTTTCTGAAGTTGTAGTTCTTTTATATCGTTATTGAGGTAATACGCTTCACTTAGGTTTTCTGCGTTCATCTTCTAACCCTGTTGTTGTTTGACTGCCTCACTGAGTCGTAAATGCGCTCACACGTCATTCCTGCCCGGTAGCTTTCGTCAGATCGCTCAGCATAATATCGAGCTTCTTCTGCAAGGCGTCCGAGCATGTCGGCGAGCACTGCGGCGTCGGCTCCGGCTGTTTTGCTTCTGACGGCAGTGGCAAGATCTGCGGTGTGCTTTGCGGCGTCCAGGCGGGTGGCAAGCTTTGTTGCTTCGGTACGCAGCTGGTTAACAGTGGCAGACAGGCCAGCAGCAGTGGCAGCAGATTTAGCGGCTTGTGCTTGTGCATCTTTTACAGCCTCATCACGGGCAATTATGCGCCCTTGCTCAATCATGCGGGCGGCGGTCTGCGCGTTCGCTGTTCGCGATGATTCCGCGCTGTCACGTTCCGCCCACTTTTTTTCCCAGCCGCGGCTGCTCCATACACTACCCGCGATGAATGCGATGGCCACCAGCAGAGAAATGGCAATAAACTGATAGCGCAGGCTCACTGGTCTATCCCCCAGCACGCCAGTGCACTTTCCTGGTCTCGTCGTTCAACCTGTCCATAGCAACCATTCTTCTGGCCTTTGGTCAGACGACAATCGCGGCCACCGTCTTTAATCCACCAGCGGATCGCCTCACATGCCCCTTTTGTATCTCCGGCGTTGATACGCTGGTAGAACGTTGACGGGAAGCATTTGCCTGGACCAATGTTGTAAGGGCAGAAAGAAGCGATACCTGCCTTCTGCTGCTCACTCAACGGAACTTTTATATTTCGTTCAACCCATGCCAGCGCCTTGTCGCGTTCTATGGCGTTTACCTGGGCACATTTCTCAGCAGAAAGCCTCATGTCCTGAACTACTGGCTTACCATCAACCATCGTGGCGCCACGGCAAATCGTCCAGAGCCCTCCGCCGTCGCGATACGCCGTCAGACTATTACCCTCTTTCTCATCCAGAAACTGATCGAGAATAACGGGTGCGGAAGCCCCCGCAAGAATCAGACCAACGACCGCTGCGCTCAGTTTATTCTTCAGCTTTGGTGGCATTGCCATTAAGCCGATCCTCCCTTTCCTTTTTCCTGTAATACCAGTTCACTGCACAGGTGATAACAGTGCATGCAATACCGACAATAATTGCCCAGTCGCTCAGGCTTAACCCTGCAATTCTGTCGGCCAACATCCAGGACACCTCTTTTGCTGTTTTAGCTGTTTCGGCATATGCCTTCGCTGATACACCGCAGCCGGTCAGCGTGGTTCCTGTTCCATATGAAAGTCTGCTGTAAATGGTGCTCATTCTGGTCATAGCCCTACCTCCGATTTTTCGGATGGCGTTGTGTGTAATTAAAGGGTCAGGCTTCACGGGCTGGATTTATCAACAAAGCACGTAGTGAGTGATACCCGTGAGCCTGAAATGAAAAAGGCTGCCAGTTGGCAGCCTCGAAGTGAGTTAAGTTGTTTACATTGGCGGAGAGAGAGGACCTTCTAACACCTCTGCTTCACCGTTATGGCAAATGTCATCACCCCTTGTCAGATGCCAGACACCTGTGATTGTTTTACCCGATTCCAGATCATCAACAGTGTCATTCGTGTAGTACGCTACCTGTACAACACCGACATGCTGAATCCAGTAATACCCTTCTTTCATACATTCCTCCGCGATACTCAGCAGATAGTATAGAGCGGAACAGATAATGCAGCGTTGCCAGAAGCCACAACTCAATGTTTGCTGTCCATGGTGCTCATTCTGGTCATAGCCCTACCTCCGATTTCTTCAGATGGCGTTGTGTGTGATGAAAGGATCAGGCTTCACGGGCTGGATTTATCAACAAAGCACGTAGCGGATGTTTCGCGTAAGTCTGCAACTAGTGAAAATGTCTGAAATATCAGAGTGTTCATTAAAACAACTCGATAAGTGTGGTAAAATCTGGATATATACCTTTAATTCACTTTGTACCAATGATTACTAAACCCTGCCCCTTTTGCGGGAAATTGATTACCTTACATGCCCTGATGTGCCCACATTGCCAAACCGTAAACCCGTTTGTGAAGGCAGTTAAAAGAGAGAGATTTAAAAACGTTTGCCTCACCGCTATAGTGATCACCTTGGCAGGAGTTGTTATCTGGTTCTCTTTTTGAACATAAATTTATGTCGTTTGCACAAAATCCGACCTGCTTACCTTTCATGCAAAACAAAGTCGGCTGGGACGAACAGGAGGGGAGAGTAAAAAATCCGTTCAAATAACCAGTTCAAAAACAACATTGTTCCTGAGAGGAGAGTTCTCATCAGCAGGTTCTTTGCGAAACTGTTTTCTTAGTGCTATTCCCGCAAACACTGTCTTCTCGGTGCCTCATCACAATCAATCTATACTCGTTATCTTACTAATGGCTATATCAATTCAGTCACCGATATTTTTTATCAGCCCACATCTTTTCATAAAAATAAGATTTTCTGGGCAAATTAAGGTAAAGTTGAAGTCCATCCATCAAGGAAAAGCCTATGTCAGAACGTAAAGATTCTAAATCACGCCGTAACTATCTTGTCAAATGCACCTGCCCAAACTGTACCCAGCAATCTGAACACAGTTTTTCAAGAGTACAAAAAGGTTCCCTTTTAATCTGTCCTCATTGCAATAAAGTATTCCAGACGAATCAAAAAGAAGCAGCCTGAATCTGTTTGAGATACTGTTTCTCGCACAGAATCACTTCATCTGTATTTTAAGATTAATTAAGCTACAGATAATAAAAAACCCGCTGGCTACGGGTTTAGTATTTTCCTATTAAATGAATAGTAATTATGGTGATATCTGGGAAAACCATCCCCTTGCGTACTTTATCGTGTAAAGCAAGCAGTCAGTCTCTACCGTTATACTTTTCGTGCAGTGAACCTACACTCAACGACAATGGTCAGCATACTTTCTCATTCGAGATTGAGATGAAATATGCTTACCGTTACCTTTAATGCCGGATCAGTAACATTTTAACTCTACTGATCCAACAATACTTCCATTACTTCTGTCAATATGTCTACTCAGGTCTAAACCGTCTTCGTTATCGCATATTAGTTTAAGTTCAGAAAAAATCAGGCAGCAACAACGTTTTCGGCTGAAGGCCCTTTTGCACCTGCAGTAATACTGAACTCAACTTTTTGACCTTCATTCAGCGTTTTAAAACCACCACTTTGAATGGCAGAGAAGTGAACAAACACATCTTTGCTACCATTATCAGGAGTAATAAAGCCAAAACCTTTAGACTCATTAAACCATTTTACTAAACCAGTCATTTTATTAGACACTGATAATTCCTTAAATTCTATGTAGCCTTACGGCGAAAAGGTTTTCGCACACAATCTAATTAGTAACGATAAGAAGGCTCAAAAGGAAGGATTATCAGTGATAACGCTTGAGATGAGAACTGCTTTACTAAACCGCTTTAATGGGTCTGTGTACCAAACCAACCACTCATTAATCACACAAGTCACAAACAATAGCAAGATATTTTTCATTAAAAAATGTTCGCTAAATCTGAGAAATGGTTACTATGGCAACAGAATCAGTATTTTTGGTCCGCGACAGTAACCCGATAGTCATTATCTGTATAGGCAACAAAACGAATACTTCAATCTTATCATGTACCTATAAATAAACTTAAGTTATCATAGTTAAATTCCAGAAAAGTTTTTTTACTCTGTTTTTTCTTGTCCTGGTGAATTAGTCGCAACAAAGAGAATCATATCACCTGACCAGTTAACTCAAATACAATGGCAGTATTTACAAATACTATGCCCCTTTCGTTTCATAACTGTGTATTATCAGAGTAAGGAAATTAAGAGTTTCGAAGGAGACAAAATGCAACGACAAGAAATGACATCATCAAAAATTAAATTTATTGGTTACTATCCATTGGAAAAAATTCTGGAGATAGGGTTTGTAAATTCTTCAACTTTCCAATATGTCGGTGTTCCAGAAAGCGTCTATAACTCTTTTCTAACAGTACAATCTAAAAGTCGTTTCTTTGATGGAGTTGTTAAAGGTAAATTCTTGTGTCGAAAAACCGGGTGATTCAAGAAAATTACGCCGTACAGATTTTTGCTGTAGATAACGTAAAACTACGCTCTGTTCCTTCCTGTTTTTGTCACCCACCAGAACAGGAAGTTGGTACCCAATAAAACACCACGCCCGTCTTCGTTACCTCTGGTTAAAATGAATCTTTGCAATACAGGAATTCAGACGGCTTTCGAATTTTCAGAAAACAGAAGCGCCACCACCTCTGGCAGGGCTTCCGTGACTAAAATGCTTCAGATACAACTTCACATGATTAGAAGCATACACGACAACTTCGGACAAAATCAAGTCCTGCGTCGCGAAAATGCTAGATATCACACACATTGTCACACAAACTGGTTATATCCTGAAAAGTTGAATCAGCTTTATGCTCTTGCCTGTGGCAGATGTCCACCAGCGATTCCATGAACGGTTTCCAGTTACGGGTCCATGTTCTTACATGCAGATCCGGCAGACGTCTGAGAATCGCTTTGTGAGCAGCCGTAGACGGTACCGCAGGGAATCCATTTCCGCTGCAGCGTTCGCAGGTTTTAAACACCGGCACACCACGTTCTTTTGTTGCGATGCGGTCGAGTACCTCACCTTTACCTCCGCAACGACACCTGGCACTTATCGCCCCCTTCCCTTCACAGGCATCGCAGACCGCTGGCACAATCTCCGTTACCTCTGTCCATTTCTCCCAGTCTGAGGGACGAACAGCGCGGGATCGGCTGGCCCAGTACGGCGCTTTACCCCACGGGTACGAAACCTTACGAGTGACCTGTTCGCGGGTTGTTCTTCCGCTACCGCGGCAACAGTGACATATCACACTGGTCGCCGCCGAACGGGAATATTCAGCAAAGGCAAATTGTGCCAATATTTGCATGCACCATCCGAACTGTCCACCAGCTGCTTTGCGAACATTCTTTGGTGCGGCGTCCATCGCATATCGCGCCAGTGCCTGAACTGCGAGCTGTTCATCCGCTTTGCTGATACCGGCCTTTCCGAAGAAAGCAGCCAGACCGAAGCGCGCACGGCTGCTGGTGGTACCAATCGCCGCCATTACATCTGTTCCTGTAAGGCGGTCCGGAGATGTTCCTTTCACGTCGTCGGTGATGTGCATTCCCTGAGGGCTAAAATATTTGAGTGATGCTTCCAGTTTCATGCGGCCACCTGCTGTTTTTTATAGAAAACCAGCTCACGAACCTGATCGCCATTCATGAGCATATTGTTGAAATCATCGTGATCCGGCCAGTACACGCTCACGCGCTGCAGGTCATTTTTAGCCACCAGATTTGCGTGAGCGCATTCGTAGGCAGCAGCCAAACCCGTAGCGCTGTTCTCGTCACGGTCAGCAAAAATAATCAGATGCTTAACGCCTGCCGGGACCCGGAATTTCTTCATAAAATTGGCGGTCATGGTCGCCCAGGTATTCACTTTGTAAATCTGGTAAGCAGACAACGCAGTTTCGATCCCTTCAGCAATGCCAAGTGTGCTGGCGACCGGGAACATACGGACAGCAACCGAACGAGCGTGATCAAGATAGTTATCTTCCTGCAGCGATTTCTGCCGCTTGGCGCTGGCCCCGATGTCAGCCTTTTTTGCGCCATCCAATAATGTCTGATGGAGGTAACACAGCTCCCCTTTATCGTCTGTTGCCAGTGAATAAATAGACTGGTACACCCGTCCGTTATGCCGTTGCTTGGGGTTAAGCCGCACGGCCTCAGCCGGAAGTTGATAAATACCGCGTGAGTTAAGGTATTCAGCGGCGCATGTACCGCGCAGAGGTGACATTTTTGAGAAATTATTGAGCACCTTTCTCCGAAGTTTGGAAGCGTCGCTAGCCTCGGGAACTTTGTCACGTCTGAACGTATTGCCGATCAGAGCATCGATTTCGCGGCAAACCTCGTTGAATGGTTTCCCCTGGGTTTTGGTAACCAAGTCCATTCCCGTACCGCAGCCGCAGGTGCAGATCCATGTTCCTGCGCCGTCGCGGTCATCGATGCGAAATTTGCCAACCGAATCACACAGCGGGCATTTCCCTTTAAAGTGGTTTTTACCGGTGATTGGCGGCAGTCCGTAATGCTCAAAAATCATAGCCCACTGGCCTTTTGCTGCTTCTACCGTTTTCATGCTCGTTTTCCTAACTGCTGTCTGATCTCACTGACGTGGTTAAGCGCCTGCTGAACTCTTGCCGCGTTCGGCTGCTCTTCTGCCTGCTTTTGCAGGCGCTGCTCTTTTTCACGTTGCTTAGCAAAGGCGATCCGCTTGTGCATAATGAAGTTCGAGACTGTTGGTGTGATTTCCATCGGGTAATCGCTCAGGCCGTTAGGCCATTCGCCAAACCGTTCGCGGAAGGTGTGAGAACACCAGGCATCGCTGACAGGCTTTTTCCCCAGCGATACGCGCTGGCGCTGATAGAATTTGATCTGACTCCACCAGTCCTGTTTTTCTGCCTTCGTTGGCTGGCGCGGCTCGCTACGCAGTTTTCTGAGTTTGCGCTCGGTGTCGGTATCAATGTCCTCACCGGACAGCGGCTTGTGGCCACATTTAGGGCAGACATAGACGCCAGCAGGCTTCATGAAGTGGCATTGTGAGCATTCGTGAGGCAGCTTCTCTGCTCGTTCCTCAGCTGCGCGGCGCGCACCCTCCTCCATCCCGTCTGATTTACCCGGAAGATCGTCGTATTCGATAGAGTCCGGATAGCCCAGGCGGTGCACGGTACCGCTGTGATCGAAGATGAGGCAGGACTCTTTACCCGGTGCGGTGCGCAAGCCACGCCCTAGCGCCTGCAGCCAGCGAATTTCGCTCTTAGTTGGCCTGGCGTAGATAATGCAGCGAACATCGCTGTCGAACCCGGCAACTAGCACCCCTATACTGACGATGATTTTTGTGGCGCCAGTTTCGAAGCGGTGAATGATGGTTTGGCGTTCATCCGCAGGCGTATCTGCAGTCATAACCTCTGCATTTACGCCTGCCTGGTTAAACTGAATAGTCAGAAAATTAGCGTGGTCTACGTTGACGCAGAACGCGATTGTCGGCAGGTCACGGCCATTCTCCAGCCAGTTTTGGACGATATCGCCCACCAGCGTTGAACCGCACATGATCTCCGCCAGTTGCGCCTCGTTGTAGTCGGTACCGTACTGCAGGGACGGAGAGGTTTTAACCCCTTTCAGATCCGGCTTTGTGGGCGCGTAAAATTCGTATTTACTCAGGTCGCCGCGCTGAATCAGCTCGCCGATGGTGGTTGGCTTAATCAGTCGGTCATAGTATTTGCCCAGGAACGGAGAAAACGGTGTCCCCGACAGGCCGATCACTTTCACGCCTTTTTCGCGCAGGCGTTCGATATCCTGCAGGATGCGTTTTTTTCGCAGGTGCGCTTCGTCGATAATCAGCAGATCGATATTGTCAGGGAACACGCGACGAATAAGCGTATCAGCGCTGGCAATTTGTATTTTGAGGGAAGGATCGTAGTTTGGGTGATCCGCCCAGACATAGCCGATTTCATCACTCGGCAACCCATACTCCACAAAACGGTTTGCAGTTTGGGTAATGAGGATCTGGTAAGGCGCGCAAAACATTACTCGCATACCACGACTGACGAACCCGGCAACGATGAAGGCGGCCAGTCCTGTTTTACCGCTGCCCGTCGGCGAGTACACCATGAAGGTTTCTGTATCCTTCCAGTTACGGCGCAGCTGGTTAAGTGCTCGTTCCTGTGCAAAATTCGGTGTGATCATCAGCTGCAT